AGAACAAGGAGTTGATGCAGGCCATGCCTCAGTTGGAGCAGGCAGGCAACGACTCAAACAGGAGGGCTAGCGCTTGATGCAAAACGACATTCAGCACGTCCTGAGCAGCATGCTCGCCGAGTGGCACCGCCACTGCCAGCATACCGCCATGCGCTCGGGATACCCCGGCCGGGCCGCCGGCTTCGGCCAATTCCGCTCCAACTCGCAATACGACTGGGCCAATGGGGTCGAGGACGAAATGGTGGACAAGCGGATCATGGAAGGCTTCGACGCCGCCGCCCAGCGCATCCCGCAGCCCTGGTTCACCGCTTTGCAGTTTGAGGCGCGCAACCTCGTCGTGCGCCATCAGGTCTGGACCAGCCCGCGGCTTCCGCAAGACCCGGCGGAGCGGGAGGTGCTGATTCTGGAGGCGCGGGTGCGGCTGCTCCGCGAACTGGCGCGCGATGGGGTGTTGTGCTGAAACGCAACAAAGTGCTTGACGAGGCTGGCCCAGCCATGGCAGAGTGACGGCCATCGGGGATTCGCACGCCCTGAAAAAGCCAAGCCCGCCAGGTTCACGCCTAGGCGGGCTTTTCGTTTGCCGGGCCAGCCGCCTCTTTCCCTCCACCGCTCGCGTAGCAACGGCAGGCGCAGCGCCCGCGCATTCTTCCCCCGCAAATCCAGCACCCAACTGAGCCCCGCTGCACCTCCCGGCGGATCGGCAAGGCCAAGCTGGCCACACCGGCAGGATCGGCAATCAGCCGGAGCGGAGTCTGGACGGATCGCGGCTGTCATGCGCCGCACGGGGCCGCCCAAGACCGCATCCATTTCATAAGGTGAAGCAATGGCAGAACTGATCGCAACTGGCACGGCGCAGGCTGATTCGGCCGACTTCGCGCTGACCGATGGTCAGAGCACGACCATCTTCCTGAAAGACGCCGCTGGAACGACGGTGCCGCCTCTGTGCAATGCGGCGGTGCAGATCAAGAGCGCGGACCTCGAATACTTCACCGTGGGCACCATTGACGGCCTGACGCCGGCCAAGGTGCTGCAGGCGCCTGGCACGTACCGGGTGCGCAAGCACGCATCGGCGGATGCGTTCGGGGTGGACCGAATCTGATGCGCCTTCGTCCGCTTTTGCGGCCCGTGCTCAGGCCGCTGCTGCGTCTGCCAACGGAGGACTCGCGCGGGTTCTGGCCGGGGATGCTCTTCGCCTCTGGTGAGCAAGGCTTCTTGTTCATCAACGATATCTCCACGATGTACCAGGACAGCGCGGGGACGACTCCTGCGGTGCTGGAACAGCCGGTGGGCAAGTGGCTGGATCAGAGCGGGCGGGGCAACCACGCCACCCAGCCCACCAGCGCCAATCGTCCGACACTGAAGCAGGACGCCAAGGGCAACTACTACGTCCATTTCAACGGCACCAACCAGTGGATGCAAACCGGCTCGGTGGACTTCACCGCAACGGACAAGATGACGGTCTTCGCGGGGGTGACGAAGCTGTCGGATGCGGCACTCGGTACGCTCCTGGAGCATGGAGTCGGAGGCACCGACCTACGGGCTTTCACAATAAACGCTCCTCGGACAGCTGGCGCCAGCGACTATGGAGCGGACCTCCGCGATGGAGTCAACCCAGGCACAGGCACTCGTGTGACCAACTTTGCTTCACCGAATAGTTCCGTCCTCGCTGTATCGGGCGACTACGGCGGGGCCACTGCCGGGCAGCAACTCTCTATTCGCGTCAACGGGGCCTTGCCCGCTCAGACGGTCATTGGCGGTCTTCCGTCAGGAAAGTTCGGCAACTACCCTGCCTACATTGGTGCCCGGGGAAGTGCTACCCCCCTTCTGTTCCTCAGCGGCGACATCTACTGCCTCAGTGCTCGCGGTGCTCTGACCACCGACAGCCTGATTGCGCAGGCAGAGCGCTGGATCAACGGGCGCATGGGCGGGGTGTTCTGATGAACTACGTCCTTCGCTTCATGGTCGTGGCCGCCGAGCACGCGGACCTGGCCCGGTCCCTCTCCGAAGCCCTGGCAGGCGATGCCGGCAAGGGGATGTTCTCCTGCCCGCTGTCCGCCGACGGCACCGAACCCACAACGCACTACCTGACCGAGGGCTGGATCGAGCCGCAGTTCGCCGAGCTGATGGCCAGCCCTGGTGCGCTGTTCGCAGCCTGCCAAGCAGCAGGAGCACCTGTGACCCGCGAGCAAGTTGATGCACTGCTGGCAAGCGCTGTTGTCGCTGAAAGCGAGGGCAACCCGATCGCGCAGGCGCAGGCGCTGGGGCTGAAGATCATTCAGGTGGAGCAAGCCGCGTGAAGCGCTGGCTCCTGCAGGTGCTGATCGCGCTGGACCAGCTCGGGACCGCCCTGGTCGGCGGCTGGGCCGATGAAACGATGAGCAGCTACAGCTGGCGCATGGAGCGAGCTGGCAAGCCTTGGGGCAGGTTCTGGCGCCCGGTGGTTGACTGGCTGGCGCTGAGGGTGTTCGGCCAGTCGCAGCACTGCTTGAAGGCGTACATGCAAGAGAGGACTCGGGGGCAGATGCCGCCAGAGTTCCGGTAACACAGGGCGACCAACCCGAGTGGGAGTCGCAAACTATGGCAAACGCAGGAACATTCAAGAAGGGCGAGAAGCGCCCTGGCCAAGGCCGGCCCAAGGGCTCGGGCAACAAATCAACCGCCAACGCGCGGGAGGCGATTGCTCGGTTTGTTGATGGAAACGTGGATCGCCTGAATCAGTGGCTGGACGAGGTGTACGTGAAGGATGGCCCGAAGGCGGCTTTCAACTGCTTTTCGGACCTGATCGAGTACCACGTTCCAAAACTCGCGCGACATGAGGTCACGGGCCAAGACGGCGGCCCCATGCAGCAGGTCACTCGCATCGAACTCGTTCCGCTCAGTGGCAACGACGCGGGTTGAACTGCCGCCCAAGCTGATCCCGATGTTCGCCGGGGAGGCGGATGTGCGCGGGGCGTATGGCGGCCGTGGCTCGGGCAAGACTCGCAGCTTTGCCAAGATGGCGGCGGTTCGCGGCTACATCTACGGGCAGGCGGGTATCAGCGGGATTCTGCTGTGCGCTCGCCAGTTCATGAACTCGCTGGCCGATTCCTCGCTTGAGGAATGCAAGCGGGCGATAGAGGAAGAGCCGTTCCTGGCGGCCTACTACGAGATTGGCGAGACGTACATCAGGAGCCGTGACGGTCGAATCTCGTTCGCCTTCGCTGGCCTGGACCGCAACATTGCAAGCATCAAGTCCAAGGGGCGAATCCTCCTGTGCTGGGTGGACGAGGCCGAGCCGGTGACGGAAGAGGGTTGGACGACGTTGATCCCGACGCTGCGTGAAGAGGGTGAGGGCTGGAACGCTGAACTGTGGGTGACGTGGAACCCCAAGCGCAAGAAAGCGGCGGTTGAAGGCCGGTTTCGGGCATCGAACGATCCTCGCTACAAGCTGGCGGAGCTGAACTGGCGGGATAACCCCAAGTTCCCGGCCAAGCTAGAGCGAGACAGGCAGCGCGACCTGGCCGAGCGGCCGGACCAGTACGACCACGTTTGGGAAGGCGCCTACGTGTCGGTGGTGGAAGGCGCGTACTTCGCCCGCCAGTTGACCGAAGCCAAGGCGCAAGGGCGTATCGGGCGCATCGGTGCAGACCCGCTCATGTCGCTACGGGCCTTCGTGGACATCGGCGGGACCGGCGCGAAGGCAGACAACTTCGTTATCTGGATTGCGCAGTTCGTTGGCCGCGAGGTCCGGGTGCTGGATCACTACGAGGCGCAGGGGCAGCCGCTTGGGGCGCACTTGGCCTGGATGCGCGAGCGCGGCTACGGGCCGGGCAAGGTGACGTTCTGGCTGCCGCACGACGGCGACACGCAGGACAAGGTGCACGACGTTTCCTACCGCTCGGCGCTGGAGCAGGCTGGGTATGCGGTGGAAGTGGTGCCGAACCAGGGCAAGGGCGCGGCGGCGGCGCGGATTGAGGCAGTGCGCCGGTTGTTCCCGGCCATCTGGTTCAACGAGGAAACGACGCAGGCCGGGCGCGATGCGCTGGGCTGGTATCACGAAAAGCGCGATCAGGAGCGCGGCATTGGCTTGGGGCCAAACCACGATTGGGCCAGCCACAGCGCCGATGCATTCGGACTGATGGCGGTGGTGTATGAGGCGCCCGTGGCAGCGCCGCCGAAGCAGATCAACTATCCGCGAAGGATGACGGCTTGATGGACAAGGACGAAATCATGCAGGCCCTGCGGCTGCTGGCCATGGGCCGTGTCGGGCACCCGCTGCAGGAGCAATTGGCGGACGAACTGGCGCGCGTGTTCGCCTCGGCGCTCCCGGTGCGCGTCGAGGTGCCGGCCTGCGTCGTCACCGACGCTGCCGTGGTTGAAGCCAAGCGCCGCAAAAAGGCTGACTGATGGCCAAAATGGACGATGAGCGCCTGTTGTCGATCCTGCAAGCGCAGGAGGACAACTCGGCCGCCTTCACCTGGGGAGAGCTTGCCCGCGAGCGCGAGCAGTCCATGCGGGAGTACCACCGCATGCCCTACGGTACAGAGGTGGACGGCTGGAGCCAGATCGTCACCTCGGACGTGCAGGACACCATCGAGTGGATTCTGCCGGCGCTGCTCAAGATCTTCACCAGCACGGACCAGGCGGTTTCGTTCGACCCGCAGGGCGCCGAGGATGTGGATGGGGCGCAGCAGGCCACGGATACCTGCAACTACGTGTTCCACAAGCAGAACGACGGCTTCCTCGTCCTGTACACCGCATTCAAGGACGCGCTGACGGTCAAGAACTGCGCCGTCATGTGGCGCAAGGAGTCCAAGCGCAGCAAGAAGGTGATCCCGGTCAAGGGCGCATCGCCCGAGATGCTGGCGCTGGTGCTGCAGCAGGCCGGCGAGGATGCCAAGATCGAGGCGGCCGAGGCCAAGACTGTGATGGTGCCCGACCCTCTCACGGGCCAAGCCGTTGCAGTGGAGGTGTACGACGCCAAGGTCTGCGCCTACGAAGAGCGCAAGGTTGTCAAGGTCGAGGCATTCCCGCCCGAGGAACTGCTGATCAAGCGGGACTGGACCAGCCCGATGATGGGGGATTGCCCCTACGTGGCTCGCATGATGCGCGTGACGCTGTCGGACCTGGCGGAGATGGGGTTTGATGAGGTCACGGCGGCCGACCTGACCGACTCGGACAGCATCAACTTCTCTGCAGACAAGAGCCTGCGCGACACCCGCGAGGGCGTGACCGACTCGCGCGACGTACACGCGGCCGATGTGGCCAGCGACGACGAGAGCCAGACCGAGGGATGGCTGCGCATCGAGTTCGTGCTGGTGGACTTCGACGGGGATGGCATCGCGGAGCGCCGCTGCATCTACCGCCTGAAAAACAAGATCCTCGCCAATGACGAGTGCGAGGAAGTTCCGATTGCCACGGCGTCCCCGATCT